GATCATATTAATGGTGACTCTACCGATAATCGCATAGAAAACCTTCAGGATATCACTCATCAACAAAATCTTAATAAAAAACCAGGAGAGATAATAAATGCTGCTTAAAGAACATACATTATTTACAGAGCGTTTCCGACCAACTGATCCCAAGGATTATATTGGAAATGAAGTATTCAAAGCAAGTTTAGACCAATGGATTAAACAGCAGGATATACCACATATTTTACTATACGGCCCAGCTGGTACTGGAAAAACTACTGCTGCTAAACTAATTGTAGCCAATTTAGATTGTGACCATATTTACATCAATTGTTCAGATGAAAATGGTATAGAGACAATTAGAGAAAAGGTAAAATCGTTCGCATCCGCCGCGACATTCCGCGCTTTAAAGGTGGTTATCATGGATGAAGCTGATTTCTTAACGATTAACGCACAAGCAGCATTACGCAACGTAATTGAAACGTTTTCTAAAACAACGCGTTTTATATTTACTTGTAATTACATTGAACGTGTAATTGATCCTATACAATCAAGAACTTCAGTATTTGAAATATTACCTCCTTCTAAAGCAGAAGTAGCAAAACGTTGTGTACAAATTTTAGATGAAGAAACATGTAATCGTGCAACTGAAGATATTGTAGAGATTGTAAATAAAACCTATCCTGATATCCGTAAAACCTTAAATTTATTGCAATCTTGTATTGTATACGATCTAGCAGGTACGTTTTTACAATTAAATAAAGATATTGTTAACCAAAAACAATATACAGATCAAATTGTTGATCTAATTAAATCTAATGATGATAAAGCATTTAATCAAATACGACAATTAGTTGCTGATTCAAATATTAGAGATTATAATGAATTATACAGGACTTTATTCGAAAATTTAGATTCATTTCATAACCCGGTCCTGGGTACTATCATTATCGCAGAATCACAGTACCAATCTGTAATGTCAGTCGATAAAGAAATTACTTTTATGGGATGTATCGCTAACTTATTAAAACCATTCTAATGGAACAACCACAAATGAATTTGGATTTATCCAAAACAACTGCAATCGATACACCTTCAGGGGGCAAAATTTGGCAACAAGGAGTAATTTTAAGAAAAGTATCTAAATTTATTACAGGTACAAGTGAAGATGCCCTAGTTCCAATCCCTGTATTCTATGATCCAGAAACAGGAACTATTTTAGACGAAACCTTACCTAAAGAATTAAGAGAAGAATACGCTTAATGACCATATTTCAATGGCTTGACGAAATTAGTTATAATAAGACACCCTGGTCTTCTTTCACAGAGAAAGACCAGGAATCTTTTAATAGATATATGATAAACCGTTTTATATCAATGAAAGAGGATTATATTGATATAGTTAATTTAGTTCAAAAATACCCTTTATCGGATAGTGCACTTTACAATTTTTATTGTAAAACTATTCCTAAAAAGAAAACATTTTTTAGATATATTAAACCTAAAAAAGATACAATGAATGATTTATTAGTTTCAATATTAGCAAACGATTTCAATATTAGTAAACGTGAGGTAAAAGACATCCAACATTTATTAGGAAAGGACCTATTTATAAATGTACTTCAAAAAAGAGGTATTGACGGAAAACAAATTAAAAAACTTTTAAAATGAAGCAACATCTTTATAAAATGCTAAAAACCGAAGCTGAAGCTGAAAAAGCCAAAGCTTTGCTATCACTTGAATTATTAGGAAATAATGCCGTTGGTATTGGAGACCATAGCACAGAAGATTTTTACAAAAACGCTACTGAAGCTCTTAGTATGTTAGTGGATGCTGATGATAAATTAGGAGCACTTGAAAAATATTTTTTTATGAAAGAAAATTTACTAGGATAATGGAATATTACTTTGATAATTTTATAGGGACCTTTAATAACTACTTCCCAGAGGATTATATTGATTCTTTAATTACCCATTTTAATCAATGCCCCTCCTTCTCAAGACAATCCTATGAACCTACTTCTCCTATATTTAAATTAGATCATTCAGTAGAAGCTATTCCTAATCTTCTTACTCCTGAACAAATGGAATCTCATCATAATTTCCATCAATATTTTAACCAAGTTGTTTTTGAAACAATACTTCCTATTTACTATAATAAATATCCCTCATTATTGGAATTTTCAAACCAATGTGAATGCAATGCTTTTAAAATCCAAAAAACTAACCCAGGAGAGGGATTTCATAATTGGCATTTTGAATGGGGTAATAAATCTAAATTAATTGATCGATGGGGAGTGTATACTTTATATTTAAATGATGTAGAAGAAGGAGGTGAAACTGAGTATTTACATCTCCATAAAAGAATTCAACCTAAAAAAGGAAAATTAGTAATTTTTCCTTCTGGTTTTACCCACACCCATAGAGGAAACCCACCCTTAAAAGGATCTAAATATATAGTTACAGGATGGTTTACATATAAAATAGAACAATGAAAACACTTATAAAAAGTTACCACAATGCTTTCCCCCCAGAGTTTTGTAATGAAATTATAGATTTAGGAAACAAAAATAGGGAATTTCTTGAATCTCGTCAAAGTTCTAAGTTTGGGGGAGATAGTTTAGTATACCAAGATCTTAGTATGGGTATAGAAGATTTTTTACCTTCAAATTTATTTAATCATTTAAAATCTACTTTAGAAAACTATCTTTATTCTTATTCAAAAGAATTTTCTATAATAAGACCTATGGTAGAACATGGATTTTATTTTAATGACTATAAATTCCAAGTAACTAAACCTACAGAAGGTTTTCATCAATGGCATTGTGAAAATATTTGCATATTTCCCTTTAATCTTAGATTTGCAGTTTGGACTTTATATTTAAATGATATAGAAGAAGGTGGTGAAACAGAATTTTTATATCAAAGTACACGAGTAAAACCAACCCAAGGTACACTTAATATCTTCCCAGCATACTATACCCATACACATCGAGGGAACCCCCCTTTAAAGGAAACTAAATATATACTTACAGGATGGATAGAACATTCTCAGATATTAGAATCAAATATGATAAATCCAAATATAAATAAATAATGAGTGATTCAATTAAAAAATACTACGAAGACGAAGACAACGATTTATATTGGAAAACCAACAATACAATAAACTCAAGAACTATGACCCGATATCCGGGTGATATAGAAGTTACAATAGATAAACCTAAAAAAGATAGTTACGTACAAATAGTAAAAGCTAAATTTGAAGAACGTTCACAAACCGGTATTAAAAAATATAATACTACCTTAGAACGTGAAGATTTAGATTTACAAGACTGGCTAAACCATTTACAAGAAGAGTTAATGGACGCCACGTTATATATTGAAAGGTTAAAAGCTGAACTTAAAGATAGATTGGCTACCCAGTAATTCTTTCGTATATTTACATAAATAAAGATAATTGGAAGTTAATTTTGCCACAGATAAGGTCGTATCATTCTCACAGTACTCGATGTACAAATCGTGTCCTCATAAATGGTATCTTCAATACGTAAAAGGTTATAAAGACGATAAGCCAAACATGCATTTCGTTTTTGGGACTGCCATGCACGAGGCAATACAACATTATCTACAAACCATGTTTGATTCAACAGCTAAAGCTGCTGATGATATTAATATAAGTGCTTTCTTCAAATCCAAAATGATTGAAGAATATACTAAATATAAGAAAAAACATGGTCATTTTGCTACACCCGAAGAATTACAAGAGTTTTATTTAGATGGTGAAGCTATTTTAGATTGGTTTAAAAAACATAAACGTGGTAGAAGAAATTATTTTTCACCTCGTAACCAACAATTAAAGGGCATAGAAGTACCTTTAGTATTACAACCCATTAAAGAACGACCTAATATTAAGTATATGGGTTACGTGGATTTAATTATCTACGATAAACGTAGTGAACAATACACTATATTTGATATCAAAACATCTACTAAGGGATGGTCAAAATGGGAAAAAGGAGATACAATAAAACACAACCAACTTTATCTCTACAAACAATTCTACTCAGAATTATTTAAAGTACCTTTAGATAAAATCAACGTAGAATTTTATATTGTAAAACGTAAAGTATTATCGTTTGATGATGAGAATATATTATCACCCCATCAAGCATATCGTGTGCAGAATTTCAAACCTGTTGATAATAAAAAACGTTTAAAAGAAGCTAAAGAAGATTTTACTAATTTTATTCGTGAATGTTATACTGAAGAAGGAAACCCAATAGACAAGGATTTTGAGAAGATAACAGGTAAACCTTGCGACTGGTGTGATTTTGGAAAAAACAGAGAA